ATGAAAAACTTATCTATCATCGCTTGTGTATTTTCCGGGCTGGCTTTTAGTTCATCTGTTTTTGCTGCAGGTGAGAGCACCCTTTCCATTGGTTATGCACAAAGCGACGTGAAATATGAAAGCGAAAGTCCAAAAGATGACCCAAGCGGATTTAACCTGAAATACCGTTATGAAATTAACGATAATTGGGGGGTGATTGGTTCTTTTACTTACACAGGAAGCGATAGCAACTATTCATCAGGAGACTCACGCTCTTCGCTCGATCTGAAATACTACTCCCTCGGAGTTGGGCCGACATATCGTTTTAACGATTACATCAGCGCATATGCCCTGCTGGGAATTGGCTACGGAAAGGCTGAGTTTGAATATGAAGACAGTTTAATCCGTGCATGGGCAGAAGAAGATAAAACCTATGTCACAGGTGGCGTTGGCTTGCAATTCAACGTGACGCCAAACTTCGCCATCGATGCCTCTTATGAATACACCGAATTAGACAACGTCGAAGTGGGGACATGGGCGGTAGGTGTCGGATACCGTTTCTAACCTCACCATTGCCAAGCTCAAAGCCCAGCCCCAGCGCTGGGCTTTCTTTGTTTTACTGCCACAACCTCGTACTGGTTTGCTGCATCCCCCGCACCTGAATAGGTGAAGTTATTCAGGTTGTCTTGATTGCCAGAGTGAATATCTGATTAGCGCCAATAACCGGATAACCGCCACCTACCAACCGACAAAACAGGAAAATGCATGTAGACCATCATTGACTCCGTATGCCCCGCCACATTCCATCGCTCCGCCCTGTTCTTATGGAAGCCATTTACTACCTTTATCTATGTGCAATCAATAAATGAGGTGAACTATGAGCGGGATAAACGGCAGTTTCGAAGAAGGTGGGACCCTAAACTACAGTTATGACATGCTTTTCTACGAAAGTGATGGCAACTACTACCGTTGGAATGGTGATTTCAACAAAATTGTCCCACCAGGCTCGACACCTGCGAGTAGTGGCGGTGTGGGTGCTGGAGCATGGATTAGTGTTACCGACGTCGCACTTCGCGCAAACCTTGGTTTAAGTGATGGAGCTGAGTTGATTGGCTATCACCGTCCAGATGTTTACGATGGGACGGTCGGCGAATACCTGGATAAATCCATCACCTATGTAACTCCTGAAATGTTTGGGGCTGTAGGTGATGGTATTACTGACGACACCAGTGCGATCCAGTCAGCTATTGAATATCTGAAAACAGATAGTTCAAAATATGCAATTATCGGTCACAGGGATTATGTAATATCCAGTTCCCTGAGCGTCTCCGGATTTGCGTATGGTTTTGAAATGCATTTGCGCAGTCTTCGTGCGCTGGATAGTTGGCCGGATTATCATGACTGGAAAACTGCGGCACCGTTAATTTCAATTGGCGGCACGGGTTCAATGGTTGGGTTAGACATTCGTTGTGAGTATGTCAACGGAAATAATCGGGCTGACTGGATAAATATCATTGGTCAAGGGTGCGGCGGGTCGCATTTTCATGCTGAGAGATTGACAAATGTGATAAACGGATTAGCCCCAAAATCAGTCACTTGGCCCAGTGCTTCCAATCATATTTCTGGCGGTTATTGGGATACAGGTGCTGGCGTCGCGGTATGGCTGCAAAAAGGGACGACCGGAACCAGTCCCGTTGTTGAGGGCTATATTATTGATGTCAATTTTGTGAGCGGATTTAAAAACGGAGGACTCCTGCTTCGCAATGGAGCACAGTACGCGAACGTCCGCGGGCAGTTTGATTTTAACGGTCGATACCTGTCAGAGTTGACAATGTCGTCTAATACGACGAGCGGTCTTACCCGAGGGGATACAGTCACCAACGGCACAAACACCGCCGAAATCATCGCCTTTTATCAACATCCCGTTGGGACGTATAAATTGCTGCTGTCTGAGGGGCATGACGTCTCTACCGATGGCAGTAATTTTTCTGTAGATGCAACATTAACGAATTCAAACTCGTCATGGTCATCAACAATTAGCGCGGTTAAAACGCCAGCCTCCTCAAACTGGTATCCAGACATTATTCACGACTTTACTGGTAGCGCATTCGGAAAATGTGCCATCGCTTCTCCGTATTGTGGTGGTCTCGTCGGCGGTCTGCTACATAGTACTATTTTCCAGTACGGGAATAGCACTCTCGCGACCACAAACGGAATCAACGGCGCTCAATGGGTTCATTCTGGCACCACGCTTTCACTACGTGATGCATATAGAGATAATTACGTATTAGATTTTTATGAAAAATTTATGGCGCCCTACCGCCATTTGTATATGCGAACCTATAGAATTTATGGAACAGAGGTCTATATATCTCTGGTACAAAGTACGACAAAATCAATCCGCACATTTTCAAAAATTGGGGACGGGACGGTAACAAATACCAGGGAGGTTTGGCGTGTGACCGTGTCAGGAGAATTGGAGGGTGTTGGGGGAGAATGTCTGATTTATGTGTCATCATCGAAGATAACGATTGTCGACAACACTGTGACAAACGTCACTTTGTCAGTTGAAGAGTTCACATTCAAAGCAGCTCAGGGGGCTCAGTCAACGATGAATGTAATATTCAACTTTCAGAGGATTTTGTAGTGCAACTCGCAGGCACGTTTAAATTATCGCTGCGCTGGCAAAGCTAATGTGACGCGCCGCGCGATAAATGCGGCACATCCTGCGCGGTAAATTGAGTGCCAGATCAGTTTCATATACTGATAATAAATTACACAATCAGGTTGTGCTGGCTGGGAAATATTTATAGATGGTCGATATGCAGACATCATAGATGATGGCTAACTGACGTCTGCTATGCCCGTCCCTCAATAATTTGCCAATCATTTCTCTATCGTTCAATGATAGTGCTTGAGGTCTTCCGCCTATGCGACCGTTTTTTCGAGCGGCTTCCAGCCCTGCTAATGTGCGTTCTACTATTAACTGCCCGACTCCACTAACATTCTGACGGTTAATGGAGCCGGTTTATAGTAGCCAGTTTCAACCGCTCACGTTCAAACAGCGGAATCTCTGGAAGTTCGAGAAAGTGAATATTTTCACTGCCAACTGAGATCTTTTCGTTGAGAATTTCGCTAGGATAGCCGTGCTATGAAACCGTTGGCGCTTCCGGCCAAACGATTTCTGATGCGGCAGTATCAATGCGGCTCAGTAATACCCGGTATTTTTTCCATTGTTCAAGCTCGGCGGTTTCTTCTTCGGTTGCCATACCTAAATCAATGGCGTCAGTCAACGTCTGGATACGTTCGTTTGCCATTACCTGTCGCGTACTCAGCTCTTTTTGCGCATCCTGCTGTTTCGCTATAGCTGCCGCTTGCTGTTGGGCTTCTTCATCTGTTACCCAGGCTTCGCCGTCCCAAATATCGAATTCAGTGGCAGGCGCTGACAATGTGACGTTATCCGGCAATTCGCCGATAGCATCAACCGTCTGTTGTTGTCGGGTTTGCGTGTCATAAACCGTCTGGCCGCGATAATCCGGCACATGCTCCCACGCTTTACCGTCAGCGCTGCGGCGTAAGGCGAGTCCTGCGACTGGCAGTTCTGGCTCGTCAATATAACTATCAGCCGGTAAACCGACTCCGACCATCAGATATTCATAGCTGGCGCTCAGATATTCACGGGTAACCGGGTGGACGTGATATACCGTCACCCAACCCGCATTTTTACTCAGACCGTTTTCGTTTAACTCTGCGGTTTTAATTTCAGTGGAATAGTTGCTCATTATGCTGCTCTCACGATGTAGTTAAATGCAATATTGCGGGGGCGTGTTTCACTTGCCGTACGGGTAACACGCGATGAATCAAAATGCGCTTTGGCACCTCTACTGGTCCTGTCTGACCCTGCATCATAATTAACCGTACCCATGCCATTGAAATATAGAGCGCCTGAAGGTGGATAGGTTGTATCCGTCGTTTGGTCATCAATTGTCCAGCCTGCTGTTATCGGTTGCATCGCATCACTTTGCGCGCTCAAAATCACCCGGCTGGCATCCACGCCTCGCTCGTCATCCCAGCCACGAATAAACTCGCCGCGCAGGTCGGGAAGTTTGCCGGATGAGTAAAGCGCGGCTAGCTTAGGATATTTGGCTTTGTCGAACGCCTGGCCGTTGCATTTCAGCCAGCCTGCAGGTGCCGTGGCTGATGGATACGGCAATGGAATGCCTGTCAGTTCGTCTGCGCCAATAGCACCGACATCGGCGGCGGTGGGTTTGTTGTTCGGGCTGTATACCCTCTGGTTTTTTTCATACAGTATGCCGCCTATTTTCAGGTTCTGGTCGATCTCGACATTGCCGGTGTTCAGATAAACCCTTAAGGGGCGTAGGGTGTTGAAATCTCCCTTTTCGTTACCTTTATCGGTCAGCATCAGCAGAAATTTTTCACCGTCATTGAGGAAAAATGCGCCGTAGCCGCCGTTAATCATACGCAGTGAGCGCGGGCTGTACGAAATGACTTCGCCGGTCAATGTCCCGCCCGTCGTCGCCAAAGCTCCAATATCCGCTGCGGTGGGTTTGTTGTTGGGACTGTAGACGCGCTGGCCTTTTTCCTGAAGTACCGAGGCATTTGCGGTATGGCCGAATTCGATATCCCCTGTAGCTAGGTTAATTCGAAGTGGCCGCAAGCTATTGAAGGCACCGCTGGCTGCATCCTTATTAGTCAGCAGGATATAAAAACCGCTTCCGTCATTACGAAAAATAGCGCCGTATCCGACATTAATAAGGCGCAGTGCATCGGCTACCGTCGAAATCAGTTGGCCGGTCAATGTGCCACCCGTCGTCGCCAACGCGCCCACGTTGGCGGGAGTGAGTGCGATATCTGCGGTGCCGTCAAATGCTACGCCGGCGATTTTTCTCGCGGCGGCCAGCTTGGTTGCTGCCGCTGCCGTGGCCGTTTTCCCTAAATAGCGTCCATCACCGACAGTGATATCGGGAATATCGCTGGCCGCTGAACCCACGGCGCGTGTGGCGGCGGATTTTAACCCGACATTCGCCATAAATTTGGCCTTGTCGGGAATATCCGCACCGTTTTGTTCTTTCTCCAGCTTTTGCGCCAGCTTATTCAGCACGGTAGTGCTGAAATTCGGATCATCCCCCAACGCGCCGGCCAGCTCTTTTAGCGTATCCAGCGCGCCCGGAGAACCATTCACCAGCGCGGCTATCGCGGCCATGACATAGGCTGTGGTGGCGATCTGCGCATTATTGACGCCCGCCGCAGCGGTCGGCGCGGTCGGCGTTCCCGTCAAGGCGGGGTTGGCTTTCGGCGCGTACTGCTTGTGTGGATCGGCGGCGTCGATATGCGCTTGCAGATCTTCTCCGGTGCTTTCCAGTTCTTTTTTCAGATACGCCGTGCGGTCGGCCAGTTGCTCCGCCTGTCGGTTGGATACGCCGCCGGGGCCGCCGACCACCGGGTCTGACGTCTCCAGTTGGTAGATACCGTCAATCCATTCCTGTTTTTCCGGCAAGTTCGCCATACTTATGCACTCCCGTGATTGTAGTTACCGTCATACGATGCGGTTTCGTTGTAGCGAATAGGAACGCCCCAATATTCCAGGCTGGCCAACTGGCAGCGTGCGGGGGCGATCATTTCCAAAGTGTTGCGCAGCATCTGCGCCTGATCGTTGGTGATGGGCTGTTGAAGCAACACCCGGTAGACCGGCCATTTCGTTTTATCGCCATAGACCATATGGCCGTTGTAACTGCGCACGCCGTCGTAATTAAGCCGTCCGATATGCTCAATCAGTTCGACCTCACCGAACCCCAGACTGTGGAACACCTCACGCACCGCCCACGGCGTACCTTTAAATCGGTGCATCTCAATAGCTGATTTAATCGTGGCCCGCCGGGCGTCTTCGGATTCCGCCAGTTGCCAGCCGTCTTCGGTCAGCGAGAACTGTTCGGCCAACGCCCCCAGTGCGCTGCTGTCGACGATATCGACCAGATAGACCATCAACGCTTCCAGCTTGAGCGCGTCGAAACGGTCGATGAGCGAAGCCAGCGCACGGAAGCTGGCGTCGGCGGCCAGCGGCGGTGGAAGCAGCACGTCACTCATCGGCGGCTCCGGCAATGGTGATGGTGACGCCGGTACAGACGGCGAGTTGCCAGTCATCCAGCACCGTTAATGCGGGGGATAACAGTTCTACGCTGTAGACGCCGTCCAGCGATAATGCGGCGATAATCTGGCTGGGGACGATATCCTGCCCCAGCGTAGCGCGGCGGTTTTCCACCCAGTCGGCGGCTACCCGTTCCGCGACCTGTTTGACCGGCAATGCCTGAACATTGCGTCTAAGCGTCAGACGGGCATGGAGCGCGTACTCCACCGCAACGGGCGATTTGGCGGCGACCGTATCGGTCAGCGGCCGCACTTTCTCATCGGAACAGACGCTTTCCACTTGCGCCAGCAGCGCGGCATCGGGCAGCCCGCCGGACAACAGCGGATAGAGATGGACGACGCCCGGTTCGGCCCTGACCACCGCCACATCGACAATATCCGGGTGGGCACTGAGCGCGTGATAACGGTACGCCAGCTTTGAACCCGCCGTGCTGAAGGACTCCGGCGCCAGTTGAATACGTTCCCGTAGCCGATCGTCACTTTCTTCTTCCGCGCCGCCGGCACTGGCGACGGTGTTGATCACCGTGAAATCGACATCGGCAATATCATCCAGCAGGGTGCTGATCTGCGCCGGTTGCCAGTTATTCCCGGCAGTGCCGGTTTGCGTGCAGGTGGCGCTAACGTCCACACTCAGCGCGCCCGCTTTCATCACCGCGTCTTTATCTGTCACAAACACAATGCTGTCTGACGCGCTGACACGCGTTCCAGCCGGGATCAGCGTATCCGTCAGCAGTGCGGCATCCACACTGAACAATAGCGTGGTTTGCGCCGCCTGCGCCGCCAGCCGGTAGGTGCCGACCAGTTCGCCGAGGTAATCGAGCATCGGCGCACGGGCATACCGCACCAGATTCTGTTTCGCCGCTTCCTGAATGCCGCTGCGCAGCAGCATTTCCCGGTAGGCGATAAGGTCGATCAGCAGGCGCTCCGCCTGCGCCGGATAGAGCGTTTTTCCGCTGTCGGCTTCATATTTGGCGATCATCTCGGCGGTGATCGCCTCGGCGTCGCGCTCAATAAAGATCGGTTCTTCGGTTACCGCCATAACACCTCCGTGGCCTGCAACACGCCGCTGGTGGTTTCCCAGCTCACGCGCAGGGTCATATGTTCGCCGCTGATAAGCGGTTTTACCGCCAGCAGCCTGCAACGCGGCTCCCAGCGCTTGATAGCCTCAACCGCTTCACGCACCACATGCGGAACGGCCCGGTCGATGGGGTAGTCAATATAGTGGTGCAAATTGCTACCGAATTCGGGCCGATGGGGATCGCCGCCGCGCGGTGTGCGCAGAATGATGAGGATGGCCTGTGTGATATCGGCAACCCCCTCGACGAGTTCGCCAGGGCGTTGCAGGGCCGGTTGCCAGAAAACAGAGTTAGTATTCATGGGGGCAGTATCGCCCCCGGCGGGATTGGCCGATATTAAAGGAAGTTAAAAAGGATGGACGGGTCAGTGAGAGTGATGATTTGAATTGCCGCCGGCATCCATCACTGTGCCGCTGGCATCAATATTACCTTTCACGCTGACGTTGCCCTGAATAGCCGCTGCCGTACCGCTGCCGCCAGATCCCGCCATACCGCCCTGATAGGTCAGTTTGCCTTTTACCAGCAGATTGCCGGTTATTTCGGTTTCCGGCGCGTCAAGGGTGGCTTTTTGCGTTTTCACCGTCACGTCTGCGCCGCAGGTAATCACGATATGCTCGATACCGCCGTTAATCGTCAATGTGTGCGTCTGGCGGTCGTAATAAAACGCCGCGCTGTCCGCATAAGTAACGCCGCGTGCGTCCGGGTTATTGACCGGCGGCGTATCGACGCTGGAGTAGACCGCGCCCAGGATCACGCCGTCTTCGCCGTTGGCGTCCAGCAGCATGACGACCTGTTCGCCGACGTCGGGCAACCAGTAATCCTTGTTGTTCTGAGTATTGTGTTGCAGCACGTCCAGCCAGTTGGTGCGCAGGTTATCGCACTCTGGCAACCGAACGCGGGCGCGGACGCTCTTTGGGTCAACGGCACTGACGGTGCCGATCTGCCGGGATACGCTCATAGTTTTTCTTCTCTGGTGACGATTTCGGTGGCGCCATCCGGTTTATACGCCGTTAATGTCTTCTGCGGCTTACTGCGTGTCGATTTGCCCTCGGTGACTGGCCCACGCGATATTTCAATTTCTGTGGCATAACCGCCGCTGCGGTCAAACGAATGCCGGGCGGAGGTAATCAGCCAGTGGCCCGACAATTGACCGAAATTCACCAGTTCGATTTTGTTGCCGGCGGTCAGTTGCGGCGTACCCATCAGGGTTATCGAACCGGTCTGCTGGTACTCGTTATGCGCATCCAGCGCCGCATCAGCCTTGAGTTGCGCACTGTCTTCGTCCGCCGAACGGCTGGTGACCTTCAGCGTATCCGCGCTGGTGGGCTTGCCGCTGCTTTTTGTCGTTGTCGTCGTACTGCCGTCCGCCTCATATGCCACCAGTTTTTTATCGCTGGCTTTCTGATGCTTGACCTTTGCCGACTTGTACACCCGGTTGATGGTGTCGCGCAGCGAATAGCGGGCCACGTCCTGCGGCGTCAGTTGCCTGACCGGGTCGAGCTGGCGCAGCGTGGCCAGATGCGAGAACACCAGTTGATCGCTGACGACCTTCACCGCATAGCCATACTCGCTGGCCAGTCGCTTCAGAAAGGCGACATCGGTTTCCGCGTATTGTGTGACGCGATCAATCTTGACCGGCTCGATACCGCCGACCAGTTTCAGGTCATGCTTTTTGGCTATCCGGCTGGCGATGGCGGCCAGCGTGGTGTTTTCAAACCCCCGGCTGGATTTGGTGCGCAGCGCGGTATTGACCGATGTGGCGACGCCGCGAATCGATACCGTTGACGGCGGCGCACCCACTTCGATCTCATCGATAGAAAAGGTGCCGCAGGACAGCAGTTTTTCTCCGCGATAGCCCAGCTTCAGCGTCAGCGTATCGCCGTTGCCCGGATACCATTTATCCAGCCAGCGACCGTCGGTATCCTCCAGTTCGACGTCGATGGTGTCCGATTCCGACTTGATATTGTCGGTATAGCTGACGCGGGTGACATAGGGCGCGATATCGCTGGTGATATCCTGTTGCAGATACCACAGGGTAAAGAGCGGCTGAAGCACCTCGGAAATACCAGAAGAAGTAGCCTGCTGAATTAACGTAGCCACGGCGCAATCTCCTCGGCGGTTACCGCCTCATCCGCTTCAATCATCGGGATCAACAGCACGATGCCGGAAGGCAACACCGGCGTGATGGCGACCTGCGGATTGGCGGCGATAATCCGCTCATACCCCAGCGGTTCGCCGTAGTAATGATAGGCGAGTAAATCCCAACGCTCGCCCAGTTTGGTCACATGCTCGATATACATCATACCCTCCGCGTGGTAATTGCCGCCGTCATCTGGCTCAACGCCGGTGAAACGTTGGCGAGTAACGTGCCGGCAGCATTAAACTGGCCGGATACGCTGTTTAATGCGCTGGCGATATTGCGGCTGTCGGCGTTCGCCAGAGTATCACGCGCTTCGTTAACAACGTTGGCGGCCTGACTGGTTGCTCTGGCGACGCGAATGGCATCGGGAAAGTTTTCGGTGATGGCGCCCAGCGTGGGAACCGACGCGGCTAATGGCGTGGCGACGCCGCTGATTTGCGTCAACAGGCCGGGAACGCGGGCCAATGCTATCGCCGGGTCGGACGCCATCTTTTGCACTATGCGCACCGTACTGGCGGCGGTTTGCAGTGCCGACTGCGCTTTTTTGGCGTAACTTACGGCGTCACGCACCGATTGCGCCAGTCCACTGGGTTTGGTTACCGCGCCGATGACGACGCCGGTGCCGGGGATCGCGCTTTTAATCGCGGGTGGCGGCAGCGGGTTTTTCGGATCGCCGGTATATTCGCGCAAGGTCACTTCCGCCGTCATGGCCATCACATTGCCGGACGCATCCGTCTGCTGGTTGCTGGCCGTCACCGCGGTAATCACGAACCAGCCGCGATAGTCGCCGTTGCCGAACACCAGCGCCAGCGCCTGATGTTCGCGCATGGCGCGGCGTAACCGCGTCAGTTCGCTATCCGGCGTGCAGTACATACTGTGGAAGACCAGGCTAATGCGGAACTCATCCAGCCGTTCGCCGACGAACTGTAGCCCCGGTTTACCTTCGATGCGGCTATGTTCGGCATAATCGACGCCGAAGGTGGACTCGAAGCCGTCCCAATAGGTGATCAACTCAAATTCAATATCGCCAAGAACGGCAAACATCAGGCATACCCCCTACGTTGTTGTTGCGTCATAATGCGCGCCAGCATTTTTTCCAATTCGTGCAGTGACAGGTTGAGTGCGCTGGCGATGTCCGGCGTGGCCGGGGATTTTTTACCCTCCATGTAGATGTTGGGTGAAAACGTCACCGCAATACCGCCGCTGGCGTTAGCCGCCTGACGGCCAGCGCGACGGCCAATAACCGTATTCTCCGCCCCAGCGGGCAACGCCGGGATTTCCGGTAAGGCTTTGGCAGTCGGGCGGGCGTTCAGTGAAAGTAATAACGGTTTGATTTTAGGCGCGGCGGGGATCAGCGCCTGCGCCAATTGCAGCCCGGCCTGCGCCGCCTGCGGCGTGGTGCGGCTGATACCGATAGCGGCGCCCTGCGCGATATTGTCGCCAAAGCCGATAAATACCCGGCTGGGCGAATTAATTTTGAGTTTATTGGCAAACCAGCGGGAGACATTATCGCCCAATTCGGAAACGCTGGCTTTCGCCGCCTCCCATTTATTGCGGATACCGTTAACCAGCCCGCTGATAATATTGCCGCCGAACTCGGTAAATTTGTTCGGCATATCGATGCCGAAATATTTCATCACCCCGGCAAAAACCTTATAAAACAGCCCCAGCGGCGACCAGTTGATGATTAAGCGAGACACGCCGCCGATACCGCCGCTGAAGGCGGTGCGGATATCGTTCCAGCGCGCCTTGAACCAGTTGCCGATCGGCCCCCAGTAGCGATAAACCAGATATGCGCCCACGGCAAAGGCGGTGATAAACAAGCCGATAGGCGTCATCAACAATGCGCGTCCCATTATCATGGCCGCACGACCGACCAGCATGATGCCGCGCACCAGAACGCCGCCCAGTAAGCGTCCCAACGACAGCGCACCTCGGCCCAGCCGGGCAAACAGCCCCAGCCACTGGCGGGCGCGGCCTCCTGCGCCAAACGCCGCACGCAATAGCAGCCATTTGGAACGCAGCAACATCGCGCCCTCCCACAACTTCACCAGCGGTGATAACAAGTTGACCAACACCAGCCTGGTTGTGACGGCCACGTCGCTAAATGCCTTAAACCCGACGACGGTGAGCACGATCCCGCTGACGATCTCCGGGTTGGCGGCGATCCATCTTCCGGCCTGATCGATAATGGGGATAATTGCGTCGCTTAACGAGATCAACGTCGGGCGCAGTGACTTGCCGACGCCGATTTCAACCTCATTGAGCGCGATTTGCATTCGCTGCCAGCGTGCTGCCAGGGTGTCATTTTGACTGGCGAAATCGGTGTCGAGGGTGTTTTGAGCATCCGGGCTAGTCATCGTCTGTTTATTGCTTTGATATTTGCCCCAATTCTGACGCATCGACAGCAGATGATTCACGCTCCGGGTGTCGGTAAACACCTCGGACAGACCAAATGACGCCATCAGTTTCTGCTGGGCTGCGGTATCGCCTTTCGCGCCCGCCGCCTGGAAGGGTTGCAGGAACGCTTCGCCTTTGTCCCCGATAAATCTATCCGCGATCATCAGCGAGGCTTCATATTGGGAGAAACCGCCGGCGATATAGTTCTGCATCGACTTTTCGTAGTCGATGCCCGACGCTTCGTATTTCATACGCGTATCGTTGCTGTTCATGACCGACAACCAACTGGTCATGTTGCTCACCGCGCTGTCGGTTGAGCCGCCGCCTTTCGCCACGCTCAGGCTGGCGACTATCTGCGTAACCGCCTGCTGGCCGGTAATACCCTGCGCGGCAAAGGCTTCCGCCAGCCCCGGCAGGGCTTTGGGCATCTCCTTCAGTTTAAACGAACCCAGCTTCGCCCCGCTCGCCGCCACATTAAACGCCTGCTCTAACTCTTTGGTATCCGTAATTTTCAACGTCTCGCTGAAAGCGAAGGTCATTTTGGCCAGATCGGTCATATCGGTTTGGGTCGCCGTCGCGGTTTTTCCCAGCAGCCCGGTAAGCTGTAACGCTTTTTCCGGCTTTATTCCGTCGTTAATCAACTGACCGACGCCGCCCAGCAAGGCTTCCTGCGTCTGGTTGACTTTCAGCGCGGTCTGGCGAATCAACGTCTCGATTTTTTGCTCCTGGGCGCTATCCAGATTGCCCATCACCGCAATATCCCGCAGCCCGGCTTCAAAGCCTGCATATTTCACGACGGCGCCTATCACCGGCGCGGCCACCGTTTGGGCCGATGCGTAGGTTTGCTCTTTTTGGTCGAGCAATGCCGAGCGGCGGGCCTGTAAGGCATCACCGGCGTTCGCTGCGGTAGAGAGGCGGTTTCGCTGGCGTTGCAGTTGTTCCATTGTGCGTCCCACACGTTGCAGTTCGCTGTTCAACCGCCGGTTGCCGTATAAGCCGACCTGGCCGTAGCGCTCCATTGCTTTCGTCAGGTCGTTTTGCCGTTGTTGCAGGCGGCGGGTGGTTTCGCTAATTGACTCCAGCGTGCCTGGGACGCCGGAAAACGCAGACCGTAAGGCGCCGGAAACAGTCCCGCCGATAGAAGATTCAGTGACCACGATTTACACTCCAGATAGACCAGACGAAACAGGATTACCAATATGAGAACGTCGCTGACGGCAGTTGGTCTGGGCATTGATGATTGGCGGAGAAGCAGTGGTATTGACGCAGGCCCTGATGTTGGCTGTCGTTATCCTGCCCCCCGCCATTTATTTGTTAGCGACCTGACTTGCCGGAACCGGCGCGTCTGTTAGTTAGTCGCTATCGCCGTTCTCATGCTTAATCTGCGTGCTGGCCGTCTCCAGCCAGCACTCAAACTCTTCCAGATCCAGATCGTTTAACTCACTCGGCTGGAACCGAAACCACCTCGCCAGCAGCCCCTGCGCCTGAATCAAGGTTTTCGGATGGTGTAGCCAGGCCTGTAAGTTGATGAAATCGTTTTTGCAATGCCAGATAGTCGGCCAGATCCATGTTATCCAGATCCTCCGGCGGCAGAACGCTGGCGCGGGAAATCAGTAAATCGTCCCATTCGGCGGGGTTATCGCTGATTTTGCGCACCGCTTTCAGGTCTTTGACCTGCAAACGGCGCAGGTTCAGAGAGTCAATGCGTACACCGGCAGCGGTGGTAAAAGGAATAGACAGCGGAAAGGATTGTTCTGACATCATGTGCTCCTGTTTTTGGAAAAATAAGTGTGGGAAAGTAAGGCTTCAGGAACAGTATGAAAAGCGGGGACGAATGCAGCTATTAAAGGGATTTAAAGAAAGGGAGAAGCACAGCCTCTCCCTCAGACAGTAAACGGTGATGCGTTGTTTATCCGCCGATGTTGATACGGTAATCGGTCAGTTGATCGACACCGCCGACGCGGAAGATATTCGCCAGATAATCCAGCTCCAGCAGTTCCTCGCTATCCAGCACCTGTTTGATGTAGGAGCAGCTAAAGCTACTGGAGAACTCGGCGTTTTCATGCTGTTTGAAGGTGCCGAGCGGGTTCTTCTTGAACATGATGGTCATATAGGTGACCAGCGGGATCTCGTCGATTCGGCCCTGGGAACTGTAGCGCTCAACGCTGGAGCGGCACTGCAACGCCAGCGTTTGATACGGGTTGGCCGCGCCCAGCATGGCGTCACGGTAGAACGAGTTCCACTTGATCTCGCCTTCCAGTTTGTCGAACCCGGCGGGCAGTTCGATCTTGCCCACCATACCCAGCGCCTTGTGTTCTTGCATAATCATGCTGACGTCCGGCAGCTTCACTTCCTCCGCCCGGCCCAGCAGGCTCACCCCGTCAATATAGATATTGGCGTTGGTGATACGGTTCACTTCAATTTTCCCGGCCATCAGCTATTGCCCTCCAACGTAACCAGATATTCGGAGGTGATCTCCGTTTCAAACGTCAACCGCTCCAGCGGCGGTGGCGGCGTGTATTTGTAGCTCAACAGCAGGTGGCCCGCCGCCAGCTCGGTTTCTTCGTTGCGCGCCGGATCAAACCAGCATTTGAAGCCAAGCAACGCGCCGTCGCCAATCAGTTTGCGGCCATAGCTGTTGACCGATTCGGTCAGCGCATCAATCAGCGCCTGGCTGATTGGCATATCAATGTACTGCTGGCTGAAGTAGCGGATGGATTCGTTAATCACATCACCGGTGCGGCGCACATTTTCAAAGTTGCGCATGTGGGTGACGGTCGGCCACGCGGCGCAGCGGTTGCCCCACAGACGCAACCCGGAGCCGTAGGAGTTGAACACCGTGGTGACGCCTTGCTCGTTCAACAGGTTCACCTCGCTGTTCGGGTCGTCAATCATCGCCGATAGCTGACGCTCCACGCCGGTGATGCCCAGCAGTTCCTGATTGGAAGACGACCACCAGAAGCCTTTTTCCAGGTCGACCTTCGCCCGCAATCCTGCGGCACGCTGACTAAGCGGCTCCAGCCGTTCGCTGTTGCTTTCCGCGTCATACACCTTGACGTGCGGATAACACAGTCGCACGCGATCCGAACTGGTATTGAAGTTGATGGTGCCGTCCGGCCCGCGACCTGCCAGTACCTGTGCGAAGGTGGTGCCAATCGGCGCATCAACATAGGTGATGGCATCCAGTTTGTCCGCCAGCGCAATCAGTTCCACGCTGACGCTGTTCTGGGTACAGAACACCGGGGCGATCAGGATTTTGGCGAAGAAGCCGAACTGGTTGTAGGTATCGTGCAGCAGCTTCATGCCGGTGCGATTGCCCGCCGCGTTGACCGCGCCGATAATATCCGCCGCCGTCACTTTGGTCGGGTCGGCATAATCGTAGCTGGCCAGCACCGCCTCATCCGTAAGGATGTTGTTGTTCAGGCGGGTGATCACCCCGGTTTGCGCATCAAGCTGGTAATCCGTATCGGCAATATAAGGCGTGGTTTCCGCCGACTGACGCAATACCAGATTAGCCACCGCACGATGGGCCAACTGCGCTTTGCCGGTCGCGGCGTCAAACGTCACGCTGGCGCTATCGACATGGGTTTTATGTACTTCCGGGTCGAGTACGTTGATCACCAGCACCGTTCCCGCGCCGTGGTCATAAATCGCATCCAGCGCCTGCGGGATGGTAAAGCCGCTGTATTGGCTGCCGAACTGCGCGGCGTCCTTCTCAGACAGGCACAAGGCAACCTCATTGACCGGGCCGATTGGCGCGGTGCCGATCAGGCCGATCACGGCGGATTTGACGGTTTTCACCGGGCGTGCGCCGTTTTCCACCTCGGTGGTTTCCACGCCGTGTAAGTAGTTAGCTGCCACTGTTCACCTCCGCTTTATCCTCGGTCACCACCGCCGTGACGTCAGGCTCGGCGTGCAAACGCTTCAGCGCCACCAGCGTTTTGACATAGTCGTGCGCCTCCGGTAGCTCAACGACACTATCGGGCCACAACAGCACCTCAGTGCCGTCGGCCAGCGTCACGCCGCTGGCCGGGCCGGTATAACGGTATTTCATCATTTGCTTTCCTCATAATTGGCGACGGCCAGTAATGGCCCGTCAGGTAGTTCAATGTCCTCAATCAGGACGGACTCGGTGGCAAAGTTCAGCGCGTGTTGCCACAGATCGCCGACATTGCCGAGAAACGTATCCCGCACCAGCCAGATTTTCCGGTGACAGTTCGGGGGGGTATAACCGCACAACGCCTGGCGTACTGAATCGAGTATCGCCACTGCGCCCTGGTTTCCATTTGATTGTCTGAATACCACCGTGGCATTCAGGGTGATGATGTGTGACTGCATCAGCGCGCCGGTATCTTTTGGCCTGCCGAAGCGGGAGCCGGGATAACCCACCAGGATGGCGCCCTCTGGATTTCTGAGCTGAAAATCAGCCGGTTTCCCCGGAAAATACTCAATCTGCATCGTGGGAAACTTTTCTTTCAGGCGGGCTGTTACCGCATCGATAATCGGGCTAACGTTCATCAATCTGTCCTGGTGTTGAAAACTGCGGACAGTGTCGCGGAAACAGGGAAAAACGGCTTTTAATTCAGTTTAGAAAAGCACATGGGTCGAGGCGGGAAAGGATGTGGTCTGTAAAGCCTTTATAAAGATGATTTGACGCTTTTTTCGCGCCAGCGGCACATTGGCTGAACTGTGCCGCTGTGGTTCAACACAGCGCCGTAGGCTTAAAATGGCGCGGCATTGTCGTCTGTCTCCGAACGCCACGGCCCGGCGCCGCGTCTGGCCATCATTCGCTCCAGTATTTTTCAGGGCGGGCAATGCCGGGGCCGCACTCCACGGTGTATTCCACCAGATCGACGCCGAGGCGGGTCAGGTCGGCAAACCAGATGCCGCTGGGCTGTTTGATCAGATCAATCATCTTGCGGTCGGCCAGATAATCCAGCTCGCGCCGCAGCTCCAGCGCGGTGGCATCCGGGTAAATCGCCCGCATCACATCCAGCAAAAAGGCTTCGTTCGAGGTATAAGGCCGCGCCTTATTGAGCGTCGCCATTAAATTCCAGCGCATCGACTCGCGGCGCACGCGTAACATATCCACCATCATTGCCTCCCGCGCTGCTGCACCAGCTCCAGTTTGTTGTAGAGCGCGTCCAGCTTGGCTTCGATCACCGTCTGGCCGCGCACGTAGTCTTCGCGCCGTACATAGTTGAGCGGCAGGTCGGCCTTTAGCGCCATCAAGTCACGCTCCAGCCCGGTCAGGCTGCCGTTGAACTCGCGCAGGCTGTTTTCCAGCGTGTCCACCAGTTCGGTCTGCCGTTTTTCCAACTGGGCTAAAAACATCCTGGCGACGGTAAAGACAAAGCCGAGAAAACCCAGCAGCAAGCCCACCAGTTGCCAGAATTCCACTTCCATTTTCATTGTTGTAATCCTTCGATGTAATCCAGCAGGCCGTTTACCTGCGCGGCTAATTGTTGGCTGCGCTCACCGGCGTCGGCGCTGTGGGCGAGGATGTCGCGCTGGGTGACGCCGGAGTCGCGTAGCCGGGCGTTAATGGCCTCAGCGGCTGCGGACGTAGCGCCAGCCCCGCCGACAGCGGCGGCAGAACCGGTTTCAGAGTCGGTTGATAATCCGTAGGCGGCGTTGTATTGCTGCACGAAACCAGCAGTAAACACGCACTGCACAGGGTGAGATTTGCCTTGTTGGTCAATCCAGCGTTGGGTGACATCATCCATTCTCCGTTTCAGGTTTTCATTCTGCCGGCGCAGGTCGGTTGTTTTAGCGAGATAGCGCTGTTCCGCCTGATTAGCGGCATTGACCTGTTGCTGATAGCGCTGCTGCCCTGCCAGCAAAGCGGCCTTTTCCTGCTCGGCGCGTTGCTGCGACTGCCGGGCAAAATCCGCCTGAAGCGAGGCCAGCGCCGCCTTACTTTCGGCCTGCTGCTGTTGCAGCGCGGCGTTGCCGTCGGATTCCGCCGTGGAGAATCCGCGCCGATAGCCGTGCTGATGAATCAGCCATAGCGTAAACAGCGCGGCGGCAATCCATAACAGCGGTTTCCACGGCAGGTTTTTAAGCAGGTTCAGCACAGCTACGGCCTCCCCAGGTCAGATAGCGCGGCGCTAACTCCAGCAGGATGCGCTGCGGATAGTGGCGATTCTCGCGCCAGTTGGCCTTGCTGCGCCCGGCGTTGACGGCGGCGACATGACCAAACCAGCGCTGACTGTCCAACCCGCGCTGCGCCGCCAGCTTCTTATCGCGCTGAACCCAGCCCAGCCCGCCGTTATAGCCGGAGAGCGTCATCGCCATGCGCTGGCAGTCATCAGCCGCGTTGACGCGCTGCCAGATCCAGCGGTTATATTTGGTCAATGCCCGAATAGACCACGCCGGGCTAAACGGCTGATTGGCTTGCAGTTCCGGCATAAGCTGGCTTATCCATTCGGAGGTAGACGGCATAAACTGCGCCAGCCCCTGTGCGCCAACGGGCGACACCGCACGCGGATTCCAGCCGGATTCCTGATGGAGTTGGGCGGCAAAATCCGCTACCGGCGCATTCAGCCCCCAGTCCAGGCGGGCGTTGCGGATCAGGTCGTTGCGGTATTGCTGGGAGGCGGCGGGTGGTTGGGCGGCATCACTATCAAACGCACCTGTCAGTAACAGAATCAATAGTAAGAGCAACTGGCCAGGGCCTGAATCGCGGTTGCGAATTCGATTAGCCATTTTACAGTCCCGTCGCCACAGCCAGACAGACCGCCGCCACAATGATGGCGCGTCGGATCTGTGCGGCGGCGAATACCCGGTGATAACCGGATTTTACCGGGTATTCGCCTTGCTCCATCCATTCCGGCTCATGTACCAGATACTGCGCCAGTCCGGCTTTGGGAAATAACGAGCGATCCAGCCAGTAACCCAGTACAGCGGCCAGCGTGATCAATGAAATTTTGTAGATAACCACGGGAAGCTGTTGCGGCGATACCAGCGCGATAACCACCAGCAGCAAAACAGCGGTAATTTGCCAGCCCAGCAGGCGTTTGATACGAATGTTGAGGTTCATGAACTGTCTCCTGTGAAGAGTAAGTGGAGACATCATCACCAGGATAGCGTAGAGGGGATTTTAAACGGCGTTAATAGTGGGGGCGGCAGCGTCACGGCAGTATGGTGGGGAAGAGAGCGGCTTTGTATGTTGGCTTTGTTACTCAGCCCATCCGTGGGCCTTGCTCGTAAAGGGCCAGCGCTTTGCGTTGTTCAGAACGACAACGTGTTGCCCTGCAACTCGAATTATTTAGGGTATATATGAAAATGTCGGATCTGCCTGACTAAATATCCCTTCGCCGAAAGATAACATCAATGGAATCGATAGTATGCTGATTTTCATTGATAATCCTGGATTCTATTTTTCTTATTTTATCCATTGATTTCCCCGCCAACATAACCAGCGATGCCCAACCGAGAAAAAGGAACAGCGTGTTCTCGCTGAGAACCAGCCAGTGTGACTCACCGTTATACATAAGAAAAATGTTCCAGAGAACAAAACCAAACGCCAATAAGGCAAGCCCCACAAATAAGGCTGAAGGAATGTTGAAATAACTACGACGTTTTGATTCATTCCTTTTTGAAATAAGCTCCCTTTTAATTTGCTGTAATGTGTGGTCATCCATCTCATGAAGTTCAGGAGGGCGTTTAGGGGCGTGGTTTATGTTAACAACGGAACCGACATGAATAGACCCTGGATTATTACCGCCAACGCTAATCGTTATCTGCCTTTCCTGCCCATCGTATGGGAGTTGTTTAAGACTACCAATAACTTGTTCAGCTAATGTGTGTAGCTCTTCTTCTCTTCTATCCATGATAGATCCCTTTTTTATTAATTATTAACAACCAGTTTCAATACGCTATCAATCCTATCGTCATCAACCTCTGACTCTTTAATTAAAAAGTTATATATTTTAGAGGATAGCAAAACGAGTTCGCCGGGTGTCCACCGACGATTAGCCTGTCGCGCCAGCGAGTCCAGCTTGTGCACGATCTTTCCCAGTAATTCTTCGTCTATTTCACTGTTTTTTCTAATGTTAGACGCCAGTACCGGAGCTTGTCCCGTGATCAGATATAACACATCAAGACCGGCTTTTGCCCACAGGCTTATCGCGTCGGCGCCTGGTGCAGACTCATCCTTTTCCCATCTTATCTGTGATTTTCTTGATGCGCCGACCATTTCAGCAAAGTCAGCCTGACTGAACCCCAATCGCTCGCGTTCTTGTTTTAATCGCTCACCGAGAGACATTTTTGTCACCAAAACCCTTTACAAGTCCCATTAATGGGACAATAATCCATTGCGTATTCTACTTAGATCATTGCATAACCGGAGGCCGTAACATGACACCCGAGCAAGTTAAAAACCGCTTTCAGCAGCGCGGTATCACCGTCACTCAGTGGGCGCGGGAAAATGGTTATTCCCGCGAAGCGGTCTATCGCGTACTGAACGGCATCACCAAAGCCAAATACGGGCAGGCGCATGAAATCGCCGTCAAACTCGGCCTGAAATCAGCCGCGCAAGCAGCCTGATAATTATCCGCCTACGTAACAGATTATCACATATTGCAAAAAGAGGAATGTGACATGAGTAAGGCAAATGTTTCCAGCTCAGGCGCACGCATTCTTCGCGTTCTCAAGGCGTTGCGCGGCCATACCCTGAACGGCGTTTCCAACGGTGAACTGGCGGCGGCGCTGAACGATTCCCCGGCCAATGTTAACCGGGCGCTGAATACGCTGATTGAAGAAGGGCTGGCGCAGAAACTAGATAACGGACGCTTTGCGCTAAGTATGCAAACCCTGCAAATCGCTCAGGCGCACGCCAACGAGATCGCCCGTGCGCAAGACCGGATTAACGAAATGAACCAACGCCTGCTGGCTGGCAGTCGCTAAGGATAAAAAATGGCACGTACAAAATCACAATCTGTTGAATTAATGGAAGATGCGCCGTTAGCCGGGGATCTGAATATAAAGCTCAATGCGCTGACCAAGCACCGGATGCAGGTGATGAATCAATTTGGCGACGGCCTGCCGTATGAGCGCGATCGCATCGTGCATGAAACTAAATTCTATATGGCGCAAAGCGCGGAAGCCATGCTGGAGGCGGGTAAGCGGTTGGTTATTCTCAAAGAGAATGAACCGCATGGCGAGTTTATTGAAATCGTTGAATCTCAACTGTCACTATCGAAGCGTACAGCACAAGTCATGATGCAGGCTTCCCTTAAGTACCTATCACCCAAATTGGAACCAAAAGCGCAGGCGCTTGCGCTTTTGGGCAAAACCAAGCTGTTTGAACTGATGACCGAAAGTGATGACGAACTCATCGAACTGGCCGAAGGCGGCACAGTCGCAGGCATGACGCTCGACGATATCGATCGCATGACCAGCCGCGAACTGAAAGCCGCCCTGCGTGAAGCCCGCGAAACCAACGCCGCCCAGCAGCGTGTGCTGACCGACAAGAATCAGAAGATTGACGATCTCTCCACCAGGCTGGAGAAAAAATCCCGTATCCAACCGCCCGCGCCCGATCAGGAAGCGGAAAAACTGCGTAAAGAGGTCAGCGCTATCGCGTTTGACGCCGAAGCGGCGATCACCGCCAGGCTGCACACTGCCTTTTCAACACTCACCACGTTTACTTCCGAAAACGAGGTCGAGCCGCCTTACGACTTTATGGCCGGGTTAGTGTGCCAGATTGAGCGGGCGTTACACCGTGTGCGTGAAGTTTTTGACCTTGAGGCCGCGCCTACCGGCAGCGAACGTCCGGCATGGCTGGACGCGCCTGAACCCCAGATTCAGCGCACTGACGCGTAAGGGATGACCATGAGTGCCGCCCTGACGGAAAGATTAGTTACCGTGGCCCGCGCCGCACGACAGGCCGGGCATGGTGAACGCGGCGCTATCTATGCTGCCGCCTGTATGGAACTGGGCTTATCCCGCGCCACGCTGCTGCGCAAGTTAAAGGAGGTTGCGGTGACTGACAAACGTAAAAAACGCACCGATGCCGGACAAAGCGCCTTAACGCGTGATGAGGCGGCAATGATTTCCGCCACGCTGATGGAAGCCACCCGTAAAAACGGCAAGCGCCTGTATTCCATCGCCGACGCAGTGGAAACCCTGCGGGCAAATGACATGATCACCGCAGGCCGCATGGTTGAGGAAACCGGCGAATTTCTGCCGCTTTCTGAAACCGCCATCAGCCGCGCCCTGCGCAATTACGGCCTGCATCCTGACCAGTTAAATCAGCCTGCGCCGGTGACCGAACTGGCCAGCCGCCACCCTAACCATGTGTGGGAAATCGACGCCTCGCTCTGCACCCTTTATTACCTGAGTAACGGTCATAAGGGGCTGCAAGTCATGGACAACGCCCGTTTCTACAAGAACAAACCGGCCAATCTGGCGCGCATCGCCAGTGACCGGGTGTGGAGTTATGAGATCACCGATCATGCTTCCGGCTGGATCTATGTCGAGTATGTGCTGGGCGCGGAATCGGGCGAAAACCTGTGCTCGGTATTGATTAACGCCATGCAAGAGCGCGGCGGCGCGGATGTGCTGCACGGCGTGCCGAAGTTGTTGTACCTCGATCCCGGTTCCGCCAACACCGCTGGCATGACGAAAAATCTATGCCGTGCCCTGGGTATTGAACTACTGGCGCATAAAGCCCATGCCGCCCGCGCTACCGGCAGCGTGGAAAAAGCGCGTGACATTATCGAACGCAAGCTGGAGCCGGGCCTGAAGTTCCAGCCGGTTTACAGTCTGGAAGATCTGAATGCCCTGGCGCAGAAATGGCGCGCCCACTTTAACGCCACCGCCATCCACAGCCGCCACGGTAAAACCCGTACCGACGTCTGGCTAAAGATTACCGCCGAACAGTTGGTTAAAGCGCCGGCTATCGAGATATGCCGCGAACTGGCGGTGGCGACGCCGGAAGAACGCAAGGTCACGCCGAAGCTGCGCGTGTCGTTCCGGGGCATTGAATACGATGTGTCCACCGTACCCGGCGTGATGGTTGGCGAGAAGTTACTGATTACCCGCAATCCGTGGCGCACCGACGCCGCGCAGGTAGTGCTGACCGGCGAGGACGGGCATGACATGTTCTTCCTGGTTGATGAGGTCATCAAAAATGAACTGGGCTTTGCCGATTCCGCGGCGGTGATTGGAGAACGCTACAAAACACAGCCCGACACGCCCGCACAAACTGCTGCGAAACAGATTGAGCAGTTGGTGACAGGTACAGATAACGCGACGGACGCCGCCGCCGCCCGTAAAGCGAAAGCCCTGCCGTTCGGCGGCAAACTCGACCCGTATAAACATATTGACGACAGCACACTGCCAACCTTTATGCCGCGTCGCGGCCAGGCATCAGAGGTACGCGGCCCACGTGTTGAACAGCGTCCGTTAACCCACGTCGAAGCCGCCAAAGCGTTACGTGAACAGTTTGCGGCGCGTAGCCAGATATGGACGGCAGAGTACTACCGCCGGTTAAGTGTGCTGTACCCGGATGGCGTTCCTATTGACGGGCTGGAGGGGGCCGCCGATGCGCTGCTGACGCCGGTTTCCGGCAAGGTTATCAACATCGTCAACGGTAATTAAGGAGGGAACATGCTGGTATTGAAACAACAGTTAAAACAGGCGCGGCTGTCGCAGGCGGCGGTTGCCAGACATATCGCGGTGTCAGAGGCCACGCTGGCGCAGATTGTTAACCATAACCAGTGGCCGCGCACCAACGCCGGGGAAATCCGCCTGCGCCTGCAAAACGTGCTGGCGGGGCATGGCATTGAAACAGAAAAGAGTTTTGACACGGTACGGGACGGCACACCCCGCACGGCGAAAACCACAGACCTCAATACGGAGGAGAATATGTTACTTAAAAAGCAGGTGTTATTTCCCGCCGCAAAAAAGGCATTCGGGCTGTTCCGCGACCCGTTTGCCGACGATGCGCTGCAAGGCAATGAAGACGTGTTCACCACGCCGGATATCCGCTATGTGCGCGAAGCGCTGTACCAGACGGCGAAACACGGCGGGTTTATGGCGGTCATCGGCGAGTCCGGCGCGGGTAAATCCACGCTGCGCCGCGACCTGATTGACCGAATCAACCGCGAAAACGCGCCGGTTATCGTTATCGAACCCTACATCATTGCAATGGAAGATAACGACGTAAAAGGCAAAACGCTGAAAGCAGCATCCATTGCTGAGGCAATCGTCAACACCATCGCCCCGCTGGAAGGCGTCAAGCGTTCGCAGGAAGCGCGTTACCGCCAGTTGCACCGGGTACTGAAAGACAGCAGCAACGCCGGGTATAACCACGTTCTTATTATTGAAGAAGCCCATAGTCTGCCGATCCCCACGCTCAAGCATCTCAAGCGATTTTTTGAGCTGGAAAGCGGGTTTAAGAAGCTGCTTTCCATCGTCCTGATTGGCCAGCCAGAGTTGGCCGTCAAACTGAGCGAACGCAATATGGAAGTGCGTGAAGTCGTCCAGCGCTGTGAGGTTGTCGAACTGCCGCCGCTGGACAACAGCCTGGAAGCGTTCCTGACCTTCAAAGTGGAGCGTACCGGCAAGAAGCTGGCTGACGTGATGGACGCCAGCGCCATTGACGCCATCCGCGCCCGTCTTAGCAATCAGACCGGCGGACGTAAAAATGTCGTCAGCCTGCTATACCCGCTGGCCGTCTCCAATCTGGTGATTGCCGCCATGAATCTGGCCGCTGAAATAGGTGTGCCGGTGGTGAATGCCGATGTGGTTAAAGGGGTTTAATCGTGAAAGCTATCCCGAAAATTAAAAAAATTTCGACATTATTCCGTTTGAACAAGAGGTGGAATAAATGTCACTGAACTGCATGACGTGCAAAATAGAAATCGACTATCTAAACCCGGAACAGTCGGACATTACCGGGAATACGGTTGATGGCGGCTGGCTTGTCGACGTGATCCTGTCCTGCCCATGTTGCGGGCAGAAATACAACGCCTTTATTCCTGCGGATGATTTTGACCTGTTAACTGAAGACTCACGTGACGGATGTGGGGATGAAGATGAATAAACCTCAGTGGATCACCCTCATCCATATCGCAAAACGCAATCTGCGGCTGGAAATGGCGGATGCAGGCATCATTCTTGACCGTTCTGAAGCGGCGCTGGCGCGTTGGGCAAAGCGTGAAACCGGCATTGATAGTCTGCAATGGCTGAGTTCACAACAAGCCAGCGTCATCATTGAAAAGCTGAAACAGTGGCAACGCCGGACGAGGATAACAGCATGAGCAATGATACCAATAGCTTCCGCAGCAAAGGCCCTGAACTGCTGGTCGAACTGGCACAGCATACCGCCTGCATCATCAAAGAGGTGGTCGAGATCGACACCACCATCGCCGATCAGATTGGCGAAGCAGTGGCCAACCGTATGATGCAGGTATGGGGCGGTCAGAACGTCTATTTCCCGATGGGTATGGCATGGAAAGTCAGCCAACGTGATCTGGAGATATTTCACGAGTTCAACGGCAGGAACCATCACGAACTGGCACGTAAATTTGGCGTCTCGCTGCAATGGATTTACAGCGTCGTCAAGCGTGTCAGAAAGGAGGAACAAGACAGAATACAGGGTAAGCTATTTAATGGTGAACCTGATGACGAGCCAGCGCCGGTGGAGTAAAACCAAACAGGCTGAACGATAAATTTCTTAATTTTTTGTCCGGCCTGTTTTTTTCACATACTGTAAGAGAATTACAATTATCATCTTGTTTCTCCCCAGCCCACCCCGCTTAGTCCCACAATTATCTCGCAGACTCTGTGTTATTTATCTTAGTTTTGATTATCTATGTGGAAAAGAATATAACTATCTGTAAAAGACCGAATATCGATTTTCGGGGGAATTTCGGGATTTTTCGGGATCTTGAGAATAAAAACTTTATAAATCAATAGATTAAAAAAAGACCGAATACGATTCCTGTATCCGGTCTAGGGAAATGGCTCTTGGGAGAGAGCCGTGCGCTAAAAGTTGGCATTTATACATGCTGAACCAGCCTTGTCACTTAAGCGTAGTCAACTCCCATGTATTTTCCAGTTTCCATCTCCTTGTGATTATCATAAATGGAACATATTTCACACTTCATAGTAACCACTAACAATTATTTAATTAACATTAAATTAAAAATCAATCACTTTACGGTTTACTGTTGGGATCACAAAGTTGTTCGGCACGCTCAACAAAAGGCTGTAGACTTTTCTTCTGTCCAGGATTGTTGGCATCATCCAGCCAGATGGCGTCTACCGGCTGCGCGTTGATCAAACCTGCCTTCATTTGTGCGGTAGCGATGTCGTTGAGTGGATACTGCATTAAGGTGCCGGTATGCAGGGCATACAGTGCATTCCCAGGGCGGCATATAAGCTGAACCTCTTCCCGCGTAAAAGCCCACTTATCTCCGTACTGTAAACGACTTACATTCGCCAGTTTTGCTGCGGAAAAAACATTCACGGACAGTGAAGCGAGAACGAGAGATAGCAATAATTTCTTCATCATGATGTTCCTAAGCATGATTATTCAGATACTCATGCCCCGTCACGGTTGCATAATTGACTGAGTCAGAAAAGATAGATTTCATACCATATAAAACAGAAGGTTACTAAGTAGATGCTATAAGCGATCATAACGATAGTGTCAGATGAAGTCGAGCGGCAAAGCCAGTATCGCATCCGGGCATGTCGAGTGGATGATTGGGTAGAGAAAGCTGGAGGGAAAAACCTGAGAAATGGGTATCACAAATTTAGAGGCTACCGGGTTTCCACGGGATGAAGCAGTAAAATCACCACTTCCCCCGTATATACCCTTCTTACTTGAAATTGCAGGTGTATTGCCTGCAACGTCACTTTCTTTGGATATAAGTCAGAACGATGAGCATGACAGATTTAGTCAACGCTTCATGCAGATGTGCTGCCAGCCACATTTGACGCCATTTTTTTCAGATCCTGATCGATAAAGAACAGGCCACCTTCGCTGGTATTAACCAGTGCCAACTTATCAAGGATGGATCTGAACAGTTTTTCTTCTTCATGCTGCTCTGCCACGTACCATTGCAGGAAGTTGAAGGTTGAATAATCCTGCAAAGCCATTGCAGCATGGGCCAGTTCATTAATTTTTGCGGTAATTAGCTGCTCATGCTCATACGTCAGTTTGAAGACATCAGCCAACGACGCAAACTCTATCGGCGGTGCGGCAATGGCGCCCAATATTGGCATACTGCCGGTGTCATCCAGATAGTTGAACAGGCGCTGCATATGCTCCATTTCTTCCTGAGAGTGAACTTTCAGAAACGCGGAAGCGCCTTCAAAACCTTTATCGCCGCACCAGGCGCTCATCTGTAAGTATAAATTGGCGGAATAAAACTCCAGATTAAGCTGCTCGTTTAATTTTTGAATCATTTCTTTTTTTAACATCATCATTCCTTATTTCTCTGGCGGGTAAATGTATTGCGACTCATTATGCCTGAATAATCAAAATAAAAACATCTCATTAACCAAATTAACAACAAATATTTTTACGTTTAAAATCAAATTATTATATTTTATTTATTGATAGTAATTTTCATTTTCAATAAATAATTCGTCATTATTAATGAGAATCATTTTTATTATCAAAAAAACATAAAAGATAAATTTAACTTATTCTAAACTGATAGAACACATTACAGCGACTTGCCATTTTACTGCCGCTGCATTACCTTGACGCACAATGTGTGGTCATCGATAGGCAGGAGAAAACGCATATGGGATATAATTTGGCCGATCTTTCCAAAGAAGAGATGGACAAGGTTAACGTGGATCTGGCTGCGTCAGGTGTTGCCTTTAAAGAGCGTTATAACATGCCCGTTATCCCTGAAATGGTAGAGAGGGAACAACCGGAACATCTGCGTCATTATTTCCGCGAGCGCGTCAGCGTTTATCGTCAAATGTCTTTGCAGTTCTCACGCCTGCCCTACGAGCCTAAATCCAAATAAAGTCTGTTGCATATTACTCTGACGACATATTTCGTAGCGATAAAAAATAATTTCTTCTTGCATGTGGGGCAGAACAGGCAGTTAATGAATGGGCAAACCACACTTTTACCAAGCGAGGTCAGAAATGAGTAAAGGAATGGACAGCAAAAAGAACAGCAAAAAGAAACCCTTGAAAACCGCAGCCGAAAAGCGTGCGGATAAAAAGGACAAGAAGGCGAATCCACAAGCGGACGCCATCAATTAA